TGAACCAATAGTTTTAATATCTGTTTTTACTGATGTATCTTCTGTTATTTTAGACATACTTATTAATTCCAACCATCAAATATCCAATCAATATATCTTTGCCAAAGTCTTGCAAAGAAACCTTTTTTTGGTGGTACTTCTTCAATAATAGAATGACTACATCTATTACAATCACAAATATCACAAATATTTGAACTTAAATGATATCCTCTTCCTACACAGTGACAAGTGTGATTACATATTTTACAAATTCTTTTCATTTTTTTCTACCTCGTAAAACATTTTATCTGAATCTTCAGTGATCCAGTCTTTGCCTTCTACATCCCAAACAGTTGTTTGTACCTTGTAATCAGGCCAGGAATTATCTGTAGTGTAATTATTTACATGCCAGATGATTCTATTATTAGGTTGAGCTGCATAATTACCATTATCTAAGGCCATTATGTGTGCACATTTGTGCTCTTGCGGAATTTCAGAATGTTCCGTGTTTAATATATTAACATCTGGGTGAGCCCAGTCAATCGTAAATAAATATTGTCCGTTATAAAATTTTTTATCTTTGCCTTTAAATTTGCCTTCTACGCCAGCCAACCAATCAAAGCAATGAACACTAGGCCAATAACTAAAACAGTTCCACAACTGTAACTCGTGCGTCTGCATATCCGGCACAGTGGCTCTATCATAACGTTTTTGGAAGAACGCTGAAATAGGCAAACGCCAATAGCATGCACCATTTGGTAACATGATGTGAAATAAGAGAGCTTTTCCTGAGATGCTTGCCATACCAAAGATAACGCACTCTTCGCTTTCTCCGTGATGTTCTTTAAGATCATAAAGATATTCCTTCCTTATTTTGCAATAGATAGGTGGTATACTTGCATTCAAATAAGCCATAAAAATTCCTCATATATTATTTAATCTCCCCCCAATTAGGGCCTGATTCATAATCAACCTTATTTGGAACTTTTAGATCTACTGCTTGTTCCATTATTTCTTTTATTATACCAGCTTGCTTATCTGATTCAATAGAAAAATCTAATTCATCATGAATTTGTATATGAGCTAAATAACCTTCTTTATATAAATCAACCATTGCTTTTTTAGTCATATCTGCAGCACTACCTTGAATTAATTTATTTAATGCTTTGTAAGTAAATGCTCTTCTATGACCATTATTATACCAGTAATTTTTTTTAGGATTACCATTTTTATCTTTAATAACTTCTCCATCTTGATCTTTTAAGTATGGACCCATTTCTTTTAATTCTAACATTGTTTCATGATCTTCTGCAGGAACAAATGTACCCCAATCTGAACCTCTTAGTATTGGTTCATATTTAGGAAATCTACATCTTCTACCTAATAATGTTTTAATTCTACCTTTACCTTGTGCAACACTCATAACTCCATTCATTAATTGTTTAACAAATGGTGCTTCAACATGATATCTAGAAAATAATTCTTCTGCTTTTTCTTTTGTAACATTTAATTCATTTTGTAATTTAGCTTTACCCATTCCATAAAACAAACCTAGATTAATTGTCTTAGCTTCTTTTCTTTGTATCTTTGCCATATCAGCAACTATTTGATGAAAGTCTGTAGATGGATCTGATGCATATGAATCTGCAATTATTTGTGCTGTATCATAACCAAATCTTAATGCATAGTGTGCAACTAATCTTGGTTCTTGTTGTGAATAATCAAATGTACCCCACTTCATTCCTTCTTCTGGAATAAATAAACTTCTAACTAATGGTCCAGTATAAGGATCTCTTGCAGGAATTTGTTGTAAGTTTGGATTTGAATAACTAAATCTTCCTGTAACTGTACCACCATCATCTGATCTAATTTGATTTATATCTGCATGAATTCTACCATTATATTCATGATCTAAAATGGTATCAATAAAGGTTGTACTGACCTTGTTTATTTTTCTAGCTTCTGCTATCATACGAACTACAGGATGTTTGTGATTAGTAATAAAATTTTTTGTAAAAGATGGAGCAGATGTTTTTTCAGTTACGTCATAAGGTAAACCAAGTTTATCAAAAACTTGAGCAATACTTCTTGCAGCCCATATTTGAGTTTCTATTCCTGTTTGTTTTTCTACTTCTTGCAATAATTTTTTTTCTTTTTCTGCCAATTCTGTTTTTAATTGATTGGCTTTGGACACATCTACCCGCACCCCTAGGAAGCGCATATCAACTAAACAAGGAAAAAGATCAGTCTCTAGATTAAATATATCTTGAAGATCATCTTCAATAATAATTCTTTCTAGATGTTTCCATAATTCTAAAGTTAAAGCTGCATCTTGTTCTGCATATGCACCTACTTCACTTGCAGGTAATTTCCACATATCTGCTTTAGGATCTAATCCTCTTTCTTTTGCTGCAGCATTTAACAATGTTTCATTCTTACCTTTATTTAAATAAACCCAAGATAATGCATTCAACGTATAGTTGTATCTATTTTCATCAATTAAAGATGCTGCAATCATAGTATCTATAATTAATCCATTAATTTTAATACCCATAGATCGAATCCAACATACGTCATACATTGCATTATGAAATATTTTTATAGCAGGTGATTCACAAATATCTCTAAACCAAGATAAAACTTTATCTCTGTCCATATTGGGTCCTTCACCGTGAGCTATTGGAAAATAATTTTTATATCCATCTACAGCAACAGCTATACCCACAACTTCTCCATTTTTTCTTATGGCCCCTGAGCCCAGTTTCTTTAAGTCTGGATCTCTTGTTTCTAAATCTATTGCTATTTCTTTTGCTGATCTTAAATCAGGAAATTCTGTGGGAGCTACCCATTCCGTAGTTGGCATTAACATTATTTATTTTCCTTTTTATTTGTGTAAACTTCATACCAAGCTTCACATTTTTTATTATTACATTGATACATAGATACTATTTGATGTTCTGAATCAGGATATGTGTCCTCAGTATCAAAATCATTTTGCCAAATTAATTCTTTTTTACAGTGAAAACATTTAAACATTATTTTTTATTTTTTTTATTTTCCATATCTTTCATCTTTTTAATTTCTAATTCACAATAATGAATTATCTTCTCTATATCTTGTATTCCATTTTTTTGCAAGTACCTACAAACGTACTTAATTACGTTTCCCTGGAAGAAGCTAAGATTATTTTTTGAAATAAACTCATAGGGTTGAATGTGAAACGATTTATAGTGATTCCCACCTATCTGCTTATCTTGTGGAAACAGTTTTTCAAACATGCTTTTATCTGTCATTATTTTAATACCTCCATTATGTTAATTATAAAATAAGTTAGTGTTACTATTATAAATATATCTGATGTTAATATTCTCATAGTTATTGTGGCAGTGATTGATTTGATTGAGTATGATGAATTAGGGAATCGAGAAACCAAATCAACTTCGCTAACCAGGCTTGATGCTGCCACCCACCATTAGGAAAGTTCTCTATCCCATTCTGTTTATACATAATGTATAATTCTTTAAAATTTGTATTCATTCTTTTTAGTTTTTGCTTTTAGTTTATATAAATTATTTCTTGCTCTGGTTGCTCCTACATACCAAACTCTATGTTCTTCATCATTCTTATCATCACTTTTTTTAATTGATTTCTTAACCATTCTTCCTAGATCTAAACAAAGAACAACATTATCTTCTTCTCCACCTTTAGCTGCATGAATAGTAGATACCCATATTCTCGCTGGATTATCTAAATTTTCATTATTATCTAACATACTTTTTATGTATTCTCTTTCTAACAATGGAGCATTTTCAAATGCATCAAACCATTCAACATCTTTATTCCATTCTTTCTTAGGAGTTCCGATATATGTTTCTATATCTTTAACTTCTTTTTCATCTAAGTCAACTCCTCTACACCATGAATTATAATTAACTGATGCATTGTATAATGAAACTGTAAAACTTTTACCTTTACTCGTTTGATAATATAAATTTCTTTTTCTTAATTCTTTTGTCATTTCCACTAATCTATGTATGGTTCTTGTTAGTATTAAATACTTACCATTTGTTAAATCTATTTGATCTAGGTTATTTATTCTAAGAGCTTCGCCTTCAAAATCTCTTGCATAATAAATTTTTTCTTTTCTTAAACCTCTAATTTTTTCTAATGGTAATTCAGACTGTTCTTGCACTGCTCTTGATATTCTTTTTGAATATTTTAAAACTCTTTCTTTTCCTGGTTCTTGTATAAATCTATTTACATCTGCTCCTGCCCAAGCAAAAATAGCTTGGTCATCATCTCCTGCTAAATGAATATCATCTGCAAATTCTTTTAATTTATCATATAGTTTCCATTGTAATGGAGATAAATCTTGAGCTTCATCTATAAAGATTGTTTTAAATTTTGGTAGATTGGGTTTATCAATTAATCTATTAATCATATCATTAAAATCTAATTTACCTGTAATCTTTTTATATTCTTTTAAATTTTCATCTAAATTTTTTAATATGTACCATTTGATTTCTTTTTTATTGTGTTCATTTCTGTCATATTCTTCTCTTATAGTTGTACATCTATTCATTGCTCTACCAATCATTTTAAAATATGGACTTTCAATATTTAAATAAAATATTTCTTCTTTGTTGTATTTATCGTAGTATTTAACTTTAATATTTAATTCTTTGCCAATCTTAACATAATCTTCTGGTTGCATAACTTTAGTATCATCTAAATTTAATTGATCATATGCAAATGAATGTAGAGTTCTAAAGTAATTTAATTTATCTGAATCTACTGGCATTCTATCTTTAGCTACCTTTGCAGCTTTTTTAGTAAATGCAAAATAACCAATACTATCTAATGGAGTTCCCATTCTAATATAAGCTTTTGCTCTATTAATTAGTTTATGTGTTTTACCTGTACCTGGAGGACCGAAGTATTTATAAATCATTAAACTATCTCCTCTGGTTTACTATACTCTGCTATTTCAACAACATCTTCGTCATCATCATCTTTCTCAAATAAATATAAAGGTATTTTTGCACATTCATTTACACCTGGATATGATTTACCTGTTTTCTTATCCTTACCTGGAAATCTTTTTTTAATACCAAATTGAGGTTTTGGTAAATCTTCATCTTCTTTCTCAAACATTTTTTCAATCATATAAGAAGTTCTAGACGAATCTTTTTTCCATTCATTATCTTTTAAATCATTATAAAATTCATCATAAACAAAATATGCAAACTCTTTATCTTTTAATACATTACCGCTTTTAAATGAATTATATGTTGTTGCATTTGTATTGTGTATGTAATGTTTTAAATGTTTCTTTAATATTTCTATAGGCGTGGTCCCTGGAGCCGGTTGCACTGTATCTTGAGTTGCTAATAATACTTTAATAATTTCATAGAATTCCATTGCTTTAATTGGTGGTGGTAACTCATCAGCTTGCGCCATAATCAAACCTCTTAATTCATTTTGATCTTTGATTTCATTTTTATTTCTAGCGTGTACTGATACTGTTTCTCCATCATCTCTTTCTACATCAAAATAATATTCTGGATCAGGTTTAAAATCTACTTTAACTAGGTTAGTTAATCTTGGCCAAGTAATTTTTTTATCAGATAATATTCCAAAGTTTCTTTTAATACATTCTGATTTAATGCAAACAGGAGCTAACAATGGATCATGACAAGTATGTCCTTTAGTATCTTTCTCCCAATTCTTTATTTTTTTAGTTATGTAATCATCTGTCCAAGTTTGATCAAATTCAAAATAATTTCTTCCTGCTTGTAAAACTTTATTTTTCCAACCATCTGGATATTTCTTTTTAGCAAATACCATATAGTTATACAAAAACCTATCTCTACCATCTGTCATTTTATTTTTACTTAATATTTCTAAACATGGTGGACCATCTTTAAATTCTTCATTACCACCTGTTAATTCTGTTTTAATAATATTATTAGATATTTCTTTTAATTGTTTTGAAGTTATTTGATTTAATTCAACACATTTTAAAAACAAGTCTAATGACATTTCATTACCTGATGGATCTAATGCAACTCTTTCATCTTTATTAAAATAAGGTAGATTGATAAAATTTCCATTTATTTTATCACCTTCTGTATTGCTACCTAGTTTAGTTTGTTTTGGAAATATTTCTGTTGTTATAGGTAGTTTAAATAAAAATAATACTTGTTCTAAAAATTCTTTTATTTCTTTTGCTTTTACAAATTCTTTTGTAAATATATATAAATGCAATCCATTGCTTTTTGATTTAATTGGTATGATTGGTAAATTATTTTTTTGAATAGTATTTAGATAAAATTGTATATCTAAATCTTTATATACTTTAGGATCAATATCGATTGCACCAAATCTTGCATAACCATTATCATCACAAGGTTGTATACCTATAGATTTTTTTCCATCTAAATGTAATTGATAATCATGATCTGTAATTGGTCTACCTGACCAACCATAATCACCTGAATGAAATTTTAATTTACCTGTATTAGGATCTTTGTAACCATTACTAATATTACAAAAACCGTAATTACGTTTTAATCCTGTAAAGAACTTTATAAAATCTGTCATATCTATTTCCTAATTTAAAGAGGTGGCCGTAGTCTCCCATTGCCACCTCTTCTTGCAAGTATTCACTTAGTGAATTATACAATATCCTCAGTCTTAGGTTTATTGCTTTTCTCGTATTCAGGTTTAGCTTGACCTTTAGACACAGATTTTTGAAATTCCTGTGCCATTAAATACAAGTCCGCATCCTCTTTCTTAGAGACATCTAAAGCTCTTGCCATAGATGGTTTATAGACATGCCAGCTTTTACTTCCTGCAGTTTTACCAACAGTTTTTAAATTATAAACTGCTGCATATGCTGCTGGATTATAAACACCTTTGTCATCCTTAAATCTAAGATTTTTAATCAACTGATTTAATTCTCTCGCTGGTGTTAAGTTAGATGATCTCATAGTAATCACTGCAGGTCTAGGTTCATCACCTAAAACAATTACATAAAAGTATGCAGTTTTTTCTACATAATTACCATTTGATAATCTGTACTTACCATTTCTCTCCTCAACAGCATCAGCTGGAATAGCTAAATGTGTTGCGACAGGTGGAGCTGCTGTATCTCCCATTTCCTGCCATTCAGGATACCTTGTTTGCACGTGTGCAACAAGAATGTCTACACCTTCATTACCATCAGTAAGTGTATTTAAACCTTTAGCATAAATCATACCAGGTTTAGCACCATTGACGTGTTTAGCGTCATTTGGATTACATTCAGGTGATAGTTGGTGTAGGATTTTTAAAATCGGAGTAGACATATCATCCGATTTGATTTCTTCGCTACCTCTACCAGAATCACTTCTTAAGTTGATAGTAGCCAGTGAACCTGCACTGTCTCTTTTAGTCATAGCATTTGTATTTGCCATATATTCTCCTTATTATTTATTATTTATTTTTTATTTTTAAAATGCGTTTGATTTCCATCAAACGTATTAAATAGTTCTTCAGGAACTTCTTGACCTTTGTCCTTCCATTCCTTCATAACTACTTTGAGTGTCTGTGGGTGAACTTTCTCCTCTTGGATAGGTTCAAACCCACTAGACCTCGCAAGGTTTGCATAAGCAATTGCCTTGTTATCTTCGTTCTGACCAAATGATACTGTAATATTATTTTTTACAATATCACCTAAGCCATTTTCTCGAAGCCAGTGTATCGCTTCTGCTTTTTTATCAGCTTTAATCGAAGCGCTATAAATTTGTTTAACAGATAATTCTGAACCATCTCTAAGTTTTAAACTAGATAGATTCATCTCTTCCATTAATTTTGGTATAATAACACAACTAAAATATTTTTCATCTTCTTTTAAATCTTTTACTTGTGCTTCCAAATTTGATATTTGGTTTTGTATTGATTTTAATTTCTCAACTTCTTGAGAAAGTTTATCTGGATCAATAGTTTCCATTTGATCAGGTGCGTCTTTACGCAAGTCTATTATCATAATCGTCTCCTATTTTTAACTTTTTTGCTTTCATGATGTAAGTATAATTACTTACATTTAATTTGTCAAGTCTATTTTTGATGAATATTTATTTCAATGGGATAATATGTTTTTTCTTGACGGTCCCATTTTAATAACTTAAATTTTCCATGAGTTATTTCTGATGCTATTGCACAAGTAACTCCAATAATTGCAGGATCACCATTTAATAATAAGTAATCATTTTCTGTAAAATCTTTTAATTTTTGTCTAATAGAAAATATAAATGGTCCTGGTGAAAACATTATTTGTTCTAATGCTCTAAACATAATCTTAATTTCGCCATACTTTCTAGCACCCATAATATTATATTTAGGTTGTCCTGTATCTCTATCTATAGGAATATCTTGTAATAAATAAACCTTATTACTATTAGGAGTTGAAGTTCTTTGAACTGAATTACCAATTTGCATATTGACTGTTTTTCTTTTTTAGTATACTATAACATTTAGAAAGAAAAGTAAATACATATGAATTATAAATTTAAAACAAAACCATATCAACATCAATTAGATGCATTAGAAGCATCTTGGGATAAAGAAAATTTTGCGTACTTCATGGAAATGGGTACTGGTAAATCAAAGGTATTATTAGATAATGCCGCAATGCTTTATGATAAAGGCCAGATAAATGGCCTCCTACTTATTGCACCTAAAGGTGTATATAAGAACTGGTATGATCAGGAGATACCAACACATCTTCCTGATCATATCTATAAAAAAATGGTGTTATGGAAAACATCAGATAAATCTGCAAAACAAAAACAATTATTAAATACTTTATTTGAACAAGGTTTAGACTTTCATATTTTAATTATGAACGTTGAAGCTTTCTCTTCTGGTAATGGTGCAGAGTTTGCATACAAATTTTTATCTTGCCATAAGGCTATGATTGCAATTGACGAATCAACAACTATTAAAACTCCAACATCAAATAGAACTAAAAATATTTTAGCTTTAAGAAATCATGCTAAGTATAGAAGAATACTTACAGGTTCTCCTGTAACTAAATCTCCATTAGATTTATTTTCTCAATGTCAATTTCTTGATCCTTGGCTCCTGGGGCATGATTCTTATTGGACCTTTAAAGCAAGATATGCTGTTACTAGAAAAATCGAAGTACAAGGTCGAAGAGTTGAGATAGTAGTGGGATATCGAAACCTGTCTGAGTTGTCAGATAAAATAAAACCATTTTCAAAAAGAATATTAAAAGAAGATTGTTTAGATCTTCCGGAAAAAACCTATGTTAAACATTATGTTGAACTTACAAAAGAACAGCAAAAAGTATATACACAAATGAAAAAAGAAGCAATTGCTTTTTTAGATGGCAAGATGCAATCATCTGCAACAGTTATGACTCAATTAATGAGACTTCATCAAATAACTTGTGGTCATTTTACAGCTGATGATGGCACTATAAAAGATTTACCTTGTTCTAGATTAGCTGAATTAATGAACATATTAGAAAACGTTGAAGGTAAAACTATTATCTGGTCTCACTACACTCATGATGTAAGAAGAATTATTGCAGAAATTAAAAAAGTTTATGGTGAAGAATCTGTTGTAGATTATTATGGTGCTACAGATACAGATGCTAGATCAAAAAATATAAAAAGATTTCAAACAGATGATAAATGTAGATTCTTTGTAGGTACTACTCATACAGGTGGTTATGGAATTACATTAACCGCTGGAAGTAATATGATTTATTTTTCTAATGGTTATGATTTAGAGAAACGTCAACAGTCTGAAGCAAGAATTGATAGAATAGGTCAAACTAAAAAAATGACTTATATTGATATAATGTCTCAAGATACTATTGATGAACGTATTGTAAAAGCTTTACGTAATAAAGTTGATATAGCAAATACTATAATGGATGAAGGTTTTAAACAATGGATATAAAAATAATAACGGTATTGTTTTTATTATCTACAGGAGAGCTTGAGTATAAAGAATATAAAATAAAAGAATCTTGTGAAGATTGGTATATGAACAAATTAGTTCATCTAGATAGATATAATATTAATTTAATAGAAGGTTTGCCTGCGGTAGGTTTTTATTGTGGGGTGATCGAAACCACCCCAAAATAATTATTTAATTTTAATTTCTAAAGGTTTGATTTCTTCTGGTTCATTAACACCTAATTTGATTGTTAATACACCATCTTCCATCTTAGCATCATTAACAACTGCTTTATCGTGTAAAGCAAATTGTTTGAAAAATTTTCTAGCTGCTAAACCTTTTTCAATGTAGTCTTTTTCTTGGTCTTCAACTTGACCCGAAACAGTTAATACGCCTTCTTTGTATTCAACTTTAACATTCTTCTTATTGAAGCCTGCAAGTCCTAACTCAATGCCGTATTCACCTTTTCCGTATTTTACTACATTGTAAAATGGAAACGATTGTGCTTTTGACCAACTATCAAAGATAGAGTCAAACGCATCACCAAACATTCTGTCTGAATGATTCCAAACGTCTTTATTGAACTTATTTATTAAATCTAATGCTGTCATAAAACCTCCTTAGTTTAAGCAAGATTTGTGGACCACGTTATTGTGCATCCAACAGTAATATAGTTATTTTTTATAAATCTACAAGTCCTGTTTCTCTATTTAAATATTTATATTCTATCTTTCTTATATCAAAATCTTTACTAATTTTATCACATATTTGATGTGGATCAAATTCACCACAAGAATAAACATCAAATTGCATTAGCGCTGGATTAACTTCATCCCAGACGTGCATAACAATATGTGATGTTTCAATAATTGCTGCACCTGTTATACCGCGGTTTCCTGGTACGTTATGATATTTAACATATGGTCCCATCAATACTTTCATATTGATAGAATCAATAAAATCTTTTAGCCAATTAGTTAATATTTCTTCATCCATTGGAGGTCTTACAGCTTCTGCTCTAACTATAAGATGCTTATGGACTAGTAATCCATTTTTCATATTTGATTCTTTCTTTATACTAAATTAGTACCAAATAAAATAAATATTTCAAGTGCAACAGCCCCCACCGCTGCTAAGATAACCCAATAGATTTTATCTATCTGACCGCCCAATTTATCAATATCTTTATGCATATGTTCTTGAGTAATTTTTAAATGATAAACTTCTCTTTTTACACCTTTAATATGTCCTTGGATATCTATGATATGTTCACCTGTTGTCTTGGGCTGTTTCATTAAGCAAGTCCTCTCTGTCTTAAACGGATTTGTTTTTCTTCTTCAGATAATAAAGCATTCTCTACAGGAGTCAATCCTTGGGCAGTTAAGACCCCTGGAGCCTGAATCTGTGATGTCTGAATAATTTGTTGATTAGGCATTGGTGTTTGGCCAATGTTACCAAGACCAAGACTTTCTGCTATGCTTGGTCCTTGTTCTAAATAGTCATTTAAATCTATATCAAATGGCTCATCTAAATTTATTTGTTTCATATCTCTTTGCATTTCTCTTAGGTCAGATTTAATTTCTTTAAATACATCTATGTCACCAAGATTATCTGCAATCTCTTTAAATCTTTTTTCAATGTCTTCAGATGGAAAGTAAGGTTCAAATCTACCTTGTCTTAAAGCATTAAATGTTTTATCGCTTAATTGTCTTTCTTTAAATGTTTGCTTCAATTGATTATCTTCAACACCAAGTATGTTAGCAGCATTTAAATTTTTATACATTTCTCTTTGCACATTAAATCTTGCTTTATTAGATTCATAGAATCTTTCTATAACATCATTAGCTTTAATCGGTCCACCTCTTAATAATCCAAAATAACCACCAGTAAATTCTCTTCGTGCATTACGAATACCTTCTTGATACTCAGCAATTTTAAAACCCATACTATCTAATGGATCAATTTTAATTGCTCTAAATCCAATAAGTCCACCAAGCTCTGGACCTATTTCTAATTCATCTCCTCTTTTAGTTGGAGTTCCAAAAGCAGCTTGACCTAATCTTTGGTATTGTCTGTAAGAAGGTGCAAGTGCTTCTCCTAAGTGTAAAAATTGAATTGCAAGTTTATCTCCAAATGGAGTTTCATCTGTATATAATAATCTTCCTTCAGGAGTTCTACCGTTTCTAACAATGATATCTGTCATAGCTTCTGTCCAAATAGATTCAGAAATAAATGGATTCATAATTTCTCCAGTTGCTTCTACAACTCCATCTCTAAAACCTTTTAATATAACATCATCATTTTGTCTGGCTTCAAATACATTATTTAATAAAGTTCTAAATGGTCTTGCAACAGTGTCGTAAACGTTACTGTGACTAAAATCTATATATCTTAAATCACCATTATCATCTCTCATTGGAAGTAATGTAGAATTTCTAGACCATTCAGGAACGAATTGTCTTAATGCTTGTAATTCATCTTCTGTTACATCATACAAAGCTTTCATTCCTTCAACAGTAGCTTGTGGTACAACTGTTAAAGCAGTAGTCATACCTGCTAATCTTTTTACTCCTGTTGCATACATTGGATTGTCATTTTTTACAAAAGCATTTGCTTCTATGTCAAATACAATTGGCCCAATGTTGCTTCCTCTTGTAGGTCTTGAATGTCTTAATTCTGATAAACCTTGTCTTGCAATGTTTGATGTTGTTCTAATCATTTCAGATGGAAATGACATAAAGTTACCTATTGGTAATATTCTTGCAGTCTTTACAGCAGATCCAACATAAGCATAATTAGGTACAGTATTCTTTACAATGTCAGCTGCTCTTTGTTTTAATTCTAATTCAGCTGCATCATCTAATACACCATCTAATTGATCTCTTTTAATTTTTAATTGTTTTGCTCTACCAATTTTTAATCGTTCCAATTCAGTTAAATAGTTTGTAATTTTAAATGCATCATCTTCAGCAACATATTTACCTTGTAAAAAAGAACCTGCTTTTTTCATTTTTTTGAAGAAAGACTTTAAGACTGTATCAGGTGTAAAAAATTGATCTCCACCTTGTATTACATCTTTAAATAATGCTGTTAAATCTCCAATTTGAACTTGTGAATTTACAACACCTAACTCTAATAATTCTTGATACAGCTTCTGCATCTCTGGACTCTTTGGACCTAATTTAAATAATCCTGATCCTTTGAAACCTTTTACAGAGTTTCTCCAAAAAGATGGTTCAGCTATTGTTCCATTTGCAACAGTAAACATACCAGCACTGATTAAGTTTCTTAAGTGAGTTGGTATAGATAAAATTGTTTTAGCCATTTGTGATGCAGCTTTAGGTGCAAGTAATAATGTTCTATATAAATAAGTAGCTGCTTTTTCTGCGGCTGATGCAGATTCTCTTCCTCTTAATGCACCTGCTAAACCTCTTGGTACATCATTAGCATGTAACATACCTTCAGCGATTTCTTTAGTTGTATAACTATTTAATAATTCATTATCTACAAATTTTACTCCTGGATATTTACCTTGTGTTAAATAATCACCAACCTTAACTACTTCGATTCCAGTTTCTCTTGACTTAACAGCTTGTTTAGCTAAATTTTCATCAGCCCAAAAAGCTCCTCTTTCTCCTGCAGCCTGAATCTTTTTATTATTTTCTAAAACTTTTTCAAAGAAAACTGATGTTCTAGCTGCTGATGATAGGTTAGTCATAGCATTAAATATTGAATATCTTGGATCTCTTATCTCTCCAAATAAATCTCTAATAACTTTAGAGCCTCTTCCAGGTATTTTATTTTTTAACATTTGATCAAATGATTTTACTTTAATACCTTGTGCTGTTTTATCTTGATATTGTAGGTCAGGTAATACACCAGGTTTTTTTCTAGCTTGTTGTCCTTGTTCTAGAATATCATCGACCATATATTTTGCTTGCATATAATAATCTGTACCTGCCATATCTAATGGAGTATCTTTAGCTCTTGTAGGATCTGTTTTAGCTAAGTATCTTCTAAATAAAGCAATAGCATTACCGTACGCTTCTTCTGTTGGTTCATATCTTCTGAATGTTTTTAAAAATTTAGATTTAGGTTCAAATGCTCTATAAGTACTACCTACCCAACCTTGAACTCTATCTTTTAAAATCTCTTGTAATTCTTTTACACCTGTTTTTAGTTTATCTTTTTCAGGTACGTTTTTATTAAATATATTAATTAGATTAGTAAACTCTGATCTTGCTCTATCTATAGCTCCTACAATTCTTTGTCTTGCTTCTGGATTTATTTGTATGTCATCCATTTGCGCAACTATTTCATCTAATTTTTTTGGATTAATTTTTTTAGTAATGTCTCCTTCAAATAAAGCACCATTTAATAAATCTAAAAATTTATCTTTTTCTTGTCTAGTAGCTTTATTAAAAACAGTATCCATTTCAGGAAATACTTTATCTACTTCTCTTGTAATTGTATTTACAATTTCTTTTGCTGCATCTATGTCTCTTGCTTTTAAACCTTGTTTAGCCATTTCAGCTGCAAATACTTCTTCAGGTAAATCTCCTCTTGGTCTAAATGTAGATCCAATATATTTATTAATCCATCTTTCAAATGCACTATCACTATATGCTAATTCTTTTCCTCTTTGTGCTAATGCTTTTGCACCTTTACCTACACCTGCAATAACAGGAGTAACTAATAATGATTCAGAACCAAATTTAATTCTATTTAATAATCTTCTAGATGCTTCTTCTCTACCATAAGTTTCATCTCTATCTAATGCTGTTGGTCCTCCTAGTAAATCTCCAAAGCTACCAATCTTATCTGCATCTGTTATAAAAGCTTCTCCTGTTGCACCACCCATAACACCTGCAACAAATTTTCTATACCCAGCTGTTTTATTTAATCTTTGAACTTCTTCTAATGCTTCTTTTGATTTTCTACCAAACTTTGCGTAAGCTCCTGCTTTTTTTGCACGTATTGCTTTATTAGCTAAACCAGATGCAAATTTAAAACCTGCAGTTCCTGGTATTCCAATTTGAGTTAGTACTTCAGCTAATTTACCAATAGTTCTTTCTTCAGCTACTTCTTCAAATGGATTTAATTTATCAAAAAACTTTTCTACAGATGCAACTGTATTTGTATCTGCTCCTAAATCAATTAGTTCTGCTCCTAATGATACAATACCTTCTGGTATTTTAATTACACCTGATAATAGACCAGCACCTAATGCTGTGTACCAGCTAGTTTCATTGTCTTTCTCGGCTGAGTTAAATGGAATTAATTCCGCCATTTATCCTCCTATGCTCCAGTTCCACCAACCGGAATTTCAATTGCTTCTTTTTTTCTCTTTTCTAAATTTTCTCTTTGTTTTGGACTTAAGATTTGATATCTATCTTCAATACTATTGTATTTAATAGTATCTTGATTACCTGTTGTATCTAATTTTTCTGTTACTTCTGATATAGTTTCTCCAATAGTTACAGGTGTTAATCCTTGTTCAGTTAATAAATATGCTTTACCATCATTAACATTGTAGTAAATTTTATTAGCACCACCTGCTTTAATTTTCTTCCTCATTATTTTATTTGTTTTTTCCATGTTACCAACATCTACATCAATGTGGCCTCCTACTTTACTTTCTCCATAGTTAGTAGCTATTTGGTTTCTAATACTTGTTTCATAATCAGCTCTTCTAGAACCTTTTGTAAGATCTTTATCATAATCTGATTCAGCATAAGTAGCTCCTAATGCTTTTTGTTCTTTTGCTTTATCAAGTTCTGTTTGTTTTGATAATAAATCCAATCTAAGCTCTTTTTCACCTTCAAGTCTTTTACTTTGTAATTCAAGATCTTGTAAATATTTTGCATCAGCTCTTGCTTTAGCTGCTTCAATTTCTTTTTGAGATAAATCTCTTGATAGATCAGCCTGCATGTCAGCTAATTCTTTTTTAAATAATTGGTCTTTTTTAGCAGCTTCCATTTCACTTCTTTGTTTAACAGCTGCACCTGCTGCTTGTACTTTTAAACTTCTTAAGAAATCACTTTCTTTTCCTTTTTCTTTTATCATTGATGCAATTGGATCTTTTGTTGCTTTAATTAAATTTGCAAAAGTTCCTCCAGCGCCAGTAGTTGAAACTGCTTCTGGTCCAAATTGTAATAAGAAAGTAGTTAGTGGGTCATAAGCTTGTGATGGTCCAGCTGCGTCTAATATAGCTTGAATATTTTGTTGACTTAGTTCACCAACTGTAGGTAAAGGTGCTTCTTCAGTGAAAGCAAATCCTTTTTCTGCAAAATTTCCTCTATCTACAATACCAGTCATAATGCCTTCACCGACATTACCACCTCTTCTAAACATAGGTCTTCTAAATACTTTACTCATAATTATTGGTTTCCAAATACTCTGTATAAACCAGCTAATGTAGCACCTGCACCAATAGCTGTTTGTAATGGACTAGCTGATGGTTGTTGTTGAGTCATTTGTGAAGCTGGATATCCAGATATTAAACTTGCAATACCAGCACCATATTGTTGTGCTGCTGTTAATGGTTGCATCATTTGTTGTTGAGCTAATTGTTGTTGAGCAGATAATCCTGCTTGTGTTTGAGCTTGTTGAATTCCACCTAATGTAGTTAAACCTGCAATTTGTGAACTAGCTAAAGCTGGTGCAGCTTGTGCTAATTGTACATTTCTTAAATAATCTTGTTGAGCTAATTGTTGAGCTTGACCAAATCCTTGTTGTAATAATTGTGCTTGTAATGCAGCTCTGTTTCTATCTGATTCAGATTGATAAACTGCTTCTTGTACTTGACCTCTACCTTGACCAAACGCACCTTGCGCTACTTGTTGTGCTCTTAAACCCGGTAAACCTCTTTGAGCTTGAACATCAAATTCTTGTAAAGTTGTAGAAATAACATCTTGCTGATATGGAGACATATAAGCTTGATATGCTGTAGGTCCTGTTAATCCAGCTGCTGTTTGTAAATAAGGTTGGTATGCACCTAATCCACCTGCTTGAGAAATAGCTTGTTGTTGTAATGGAGAAAGACCTGCAACAAATTGAGGTCCTAATGTTTGTGATAAATCAGCTGCTTTATATCCGCCAATAGCTTTTTGTAAATCTGTTAAATATGTTTTGCCGGCTGCTTCTATAAATTCAGGTGGTTGTGTAATTTGTGTTATTGTCTCTGCCATTATGCCATCCTATTTTCTAATTTTTTCATCATGTCGTACATACGTTGTGCACCTACATTAACATTACCATTACCCATGCCTCTTACAGCATCAGCAGTGAATACGAATTCGTTATTAGATAACATTGCAGGAATGTCATCTGCCTTTTCTTTTACACCAACTGGAGGAATAAATCCACCGTTTTCTCTCATATCTAGCTCAGTTACTCCGGCCTTGTTTTTGTTTAAAGGTATGTTCATGATCCCTGAAGCCCGTTTAGCATTGTCTTCTGGTTTGCTTCCATAAGCCTTATTCTCTCTTTGTTTTTGTTCTTCCATTACCTTTTTAACAGCTTCTCCAAAAGTATATCCATCATCCATTAATTCCTTAACTCTGTCAGATTCAGAAGGTGTTCCATTTGAATACT